CTAAATATCCGGGAACTAGGCGATTTGACTATACGTTACCCGCTCATGAATCAAAGGGTTCCCCCTTCGTTGATGCAATTTTCGGCAACAAACCCAGAGATGCGCCTTTATTCTTTGGACGAGATAGTAGAGCGGGGTCCTCGGTTAGGGGACCTAAGAGATCGCATGCTTGAGCTGCGCGGCTCTAACGAAGTGCGGTTTTATGGCGAACCTCCTGTAAAAATTCCGGATAGCTACAGGATTACCGATCAGGCGCTGCAGGGATTGAGCCCTGTACAGGCATCTGAAAAGGTGGCTCAGTTTGACAACTGGAGAACAAAGGTCCGTCAACGCGCAGCCACTTCGGCTATACGCAAAAACCCCCAGGCAAATCCAATAAATGCTGGGGATGGGCATGTTTGGGTCAATCCACCTGACCTTGCGCAGGACAAAAACATGCGACAGCTTGTTCAAGACGTAGGCTGCGATGGCAAATGGTGTACAAGAGAAGAGGCGCACAGCCTGTCATATGGCTCTGGAAACAGCAGGTTGAGTATTCTCATTGATGACAAGGCTCGTCCTGTGGCACAGTTGACAGTTGAGTCAGTGCCGCCAAGCCCTGAAAAATTTATCAGATCACTGTCTCCAGAGCAGTTGCAAGCATTCGTAGCAAGCAATCCCCTGTATAAATACGCGGACAAGAATGAGTTGGCTGCCTTTGCTGAGACTTCTCCGCAGTACGCGGAGTATTTGAGAACAGCCCCCCGCAATGTTTCCATCACGGAACTTAGGGGCTACGCAAATACGATGGATTTGACAGGTTCCCCAAGCCTTAAAAAGATACAGGACCGGATTAGAGACCTTGACAGGCAATACGGTGTAGGATACGTAGAGAACCTCAGGGGCGTCGGCCTAACCGAAATCCCTAAAAATCGCCCAGACCTCATCCTCAACTACTTTGATCTCCCGGCAACAGACCGCTTGCCTTTGAAACAGAAGTTTGGAAGTGAGACAGCCGGGTTCAAGGCAATTTTGGACGAGGCAATAAACATGAACAAGGGAAGCAAGTACTTCTCTGGCAACGAAAATGAGATTTCTGACCTTTTCCGCGACGCAGCCAGAACTGTTCTTCGGCCTCCGGCCAACTTTGCCACTGGCGGCGTGGTCGAACGCAAGTACACCGACAACCGCGCATATCTGTAAGGAAGCAACATGCCGATTGAGAAAAACATCACCGTTGACGAACTGCCCGTAGGCGAAAAACTCGTTGAAGTCGAAGAGCCAGAGAAGCTGCCTGACATCGAAATTGAGTTTGACGCCGAGACCGGTGATGTAGTGGTCAACATCGGCGAAGAAGAGGACGATGATGTCCCCTTCGACAGCAACCTTGCCGAGGTTATGGACCCGTCAGAGTTGCAGCAGATTGCCTCTGACCTGATTGTGATGTACGAGGCCGACAAGTCCTCGCGCAAGGAGTGGGAAGAGCAGTACGGCAAGGGCCTGAAGATGCTGGGCTTCTCTTTCGAGGAGCGCACCAAGCCGTTCAAGGGTGCGTGCGGCGCTCAGCACCCTATGCTGACCGAGGCCATCGTGCAATTCCAGGCACAGGCGCTCAAGGAACTCATGCCTGCCGAGGGCCCTGTCCGCACTCAAGTGCTGGGCAAGGAGACCCGCGAGAAGCTCATGCAAGCTACTCGGGTCCGGGACTTCATGAACTACGAAATCACCACGGTGATGGAGGAGTACACCCCGGACTTCGACCAGTTGCTGTTCTGGATCGGTTACGGCGGCTCGGCCTTCAAGAAAGTCTACTACGACTACGACAAGGGCCGGATGGTCAGCAAGCTGATCACCCCTGATGACCTGTACATCCCCTACAAGGGTTCGTCGGTCATGAGCGAATGCCAGCGCATCACTCACCGCGTTCCGATGTCGGTCAACGACTACAAGAAAGCGGTGCTGCGCGGCCAGTATCTCGACAGTGCCCAGGCTTCTGTTCCTGCCGAGGTGCCGCAGAGCACGATTCAAAAGGAAGTGGACCGCGTCACGGGCGTCCAGCCCACTACCGAGCCGGAAGAAGTCACGTTGCTCGAGTTCCAGGTCGATCTGGACCTCTCTGGCTTTGAGCACAAGGACGAAGAGGGCGAAATCACCGGCATCAAGCTGCCCTACATCGTTACGATTGACGAAGTCACCCAAGCTTGCGTAGGAGTGCGCCGCAATTGGAAGGAAGGCGACGAGAAGCACCAGCGTCGGCAATACTACGTCCACTATCTGCTCGTCCAGGGCCCGGGGTCCTATGGTCTTGGCTTCCTGCACCTGATCGGCGGCCTGACCAAGACTGCAACGTCTGCTTTGCAGCAACTGGTGGATGCCGGTACGCTCTCCAACCTGCCCGCTGGCTTCAAGGCCAAGGGTGCGCGGATCATGAACGACGACATGCCGCTGCAGCCCGGTGAATTTAGGGACATCGATGCAGGCGGCGCGGACTTGCAGAGCACTTTGCTGCCTCTGCCCTACAAAGAGCCCAGCCAGACGCTGTTTTCGCTCCTGGGCTTCTGTGTGCAGGCCGGACAACGCCTTGCAAGCATCTCCGACATGCAGGTGGGCGACAGCAACCAAAACGCCGCTGTGGGCACCACGATTGCGCTGCTGGAAAAGGGCAGCGCCGTCATGTCGAGCATCCACAAGCGCCTGCATTACAGCCAGAAGATTGAGTTCAAGCTGCTGGCCGAGGGCTTTGCCGAGTATCTGCCGGAAAAGTACCCCTACGATGTCCCTGGCGAGAGCCGCTACATCAAGAAGCGCGACTTCGACGACCGTATCGATATCCTGCCGGTCTCCGACCCCAACATCTTCTCGGTAGCCCAGCGGATCACGATGGCGCAGACCCAGTTGCAACTGGCTCAGAGCGCACCGCAGATGCACAACATGTATGAGGCCTACCGCCGCATGTACGAGGCCATCGGCGTGCGCGATATCGACCAGATTCTCAACACGCAGAACGTCGACAAGCCCAAGGACCCGGCCAGCGAGAACGCCCAGGCTCTGGATGGCTCGCCGCTCAAAGCATTTGCTGGTCAGCAGCACGATGCCCACATCCTGGCGCACCTGATGTTTGGCATGGCACCCTTGGTCGGGTCGATGCCCAACGTGGCCGTCAATCTGCAGAAGCACTGCTTTGACCACCTGCGTCTCAAGGCCGAAGAGGCCACGGAAGCGGAGTTGTTCCAGCAGTACGGAACCGATCCGGAAGGCCTTGTATCGCCGCTGCAGCGCGAGGCAATGATTGCCTTGAAGGTTGCCCAGTACTTCCAGGAGATGAAGGCGCTGCAGGAGCAGCTTGCCGGCAATCAGGAAGACCCGCTGGTTGCGCTCAAGCAGCAGGAACTGGCTCAAAACGCCGAGCGGGATAAAGCTCGTTTGACCCTTGATCAGGGGCGCTTGGCCAACGATCAGCAGCGCACGACGGCAGATATTGCCGACGACCAAGCAAACCTACGCCTCAAGGCAGCGGCCTTGGAGGCCAAGACCGGTATTGACCAGGAATCCCTCAACCTGCAAGGAGCGCAGCATGCATCGCAAGTCGCACAACAAAACTTCCAAAACGCCCAAACCGCAGCCAATGCAGGGGCCCAAAACCAGGGAAACCGCTAAAACCAAACCTGATGTAAAGTACGTCTATCGCAAGGACGCATTTAACAAGGTGAAAATTGCGTAGATTTGCTGCATAATCAAATCACCCCTCAGACACGGGTTATGTGTCTGCTTCATAGGAGCAATCCATGCTTGAGTTCGCAGAGAAAGTGATATTTGCCGTCCGGCGGCTCCGCGAGGAGACTGAACGCATGGTGGTAAATGGCGCTGTCAAGGATATGGAGCAGTACAGATTCCTCATGGGTCGTCTAGAGGGGTACAAGTTTGTTGAGGGGGCCGTAAAGGACCTTTTGGACAAAAACCCTGACTAAAGGAAGACCATGGAAGCAACTGCACTTGAGATGAAATGGGCCAAAGAGGCCGAAGAGAAGGCCGCTGAAGAGGCGGCAAAACTCGCTGCTGAAGAGGCCGCCAAGGCCGAGCACATCAGCAATGCTGAATCCATAAAAGAACGATTGCCCCAGCCCACAGGGTGGCGGGTAATTGTCTTGCCATATGCAGGCGCTCGCCGCACCAAAGGCGGCATCGAATTGGCTGAGCAAACCATCGAGCGCCAACAACTCACAACTACGTGCGCGTATGTCTTGGCTGTTGGGCCACTGGCATACAAGGACACGGGCAAATTCCCCGACGGCCCTTGGTGCAAGGAGGGGGATTGGATTATTTTTGGTCGCTACGCTGGAGCCCGGATGATGATTGAGGGTGGAGAAATACGAATCCTCAACGACGACGAGATTCTGGCGACGATCAAAAATCCCGAAGACATCCTACACATGTGAGGTAAAAAATGGCAACTGTGATGAATGATGAACAGCTTGAGTTTGATCTTGGGGGCGATGAGAAAGCCACCAATGTCACATTTGAGCCAGACGAGCAGCCGCAAGCTGCTTCCGAAACCACCACCGAGCCCCAGAGCTCGGCTTCTGCGTCCCACAAGGACGAGCTTGACGCGGTCAATGACAACGTCCAAAAGCGTATTTCAAAGCTCACCGCCCGCATGCGTGAAGCTGAGCGCCGCGAGCAGGCAGCCTTGGAATATGCCAAAGGACTGCAGACCCAGGCTCAGCAACTGCAACAAAAGCTGGTTCAGACCGACTACAGCCGCCTCAACGAGGCCAAAGCCCGCCTCGATACTCAGCAAACTGCCCTGCGGCAGATTATCAAAAAAGCCCGTGAAGAAGGCGACATTGATACTGAGACCGAAGCACAGGAAAGGCTGTCAACTCTTGTCCAAGAGCAGCGGCAGGTGGCGTCTTGGCTGCAGGAACAGCAGCCCGATCCCCGCCAACAGCAGCAATATGCCGCCCAACAGCAGGCCCCTCAACAACCGGCGCAACCGGCCCGTAAACCTGACCCCCGGGCCGAGGAGTGGGCAGCAAATAACGAGTGGTTTGGCCAGAACCGCGTGATGACCTATGCGGCCTGGGGAATCCATCAGCAACTTATTGAAGAAGAGGGGGTTGACCCCTCCTCAGACGAGTATTACACTGAACTGGACCGAAGGATTAGGGAGCAATTTCCCAAAAACTTCGCTGACGAAGGTCGTTCGTCAAACCAGTCTTCCAGACAACAGCGTTCCGCACCTGCTGTTGCACCTGCAGCCCGTAGTTCGGGAGTGAATAGTGTGCGCCGTACTGTCCGGCTATCGCCGAGTCAGGTTGCTATTGCAAAGAAACTGGGCGTTCCTCTCGAGGAATATGCCAAGTACGTGAAGGAGTAAGACCATGAGCGAAATGAAAATTGACCGTGCCAGCCGCAGCGCAGATACCCGTGCTAAAGCTGAACGCCGCAAACCCTGGTCTCCCCCGTCGCGTCTTGATACGCCGCCTGCCCCTGAAGGCTTTGAATACCGCTGGATTCGCTCTGAGGTAAACGGTTTCCAAGACAAACAGAACGTCTACTCCAAGCTGCGCGAAGGTTATGAGCTTGTGCGCTTGCAGGATGTGCCGGAGGAATATCACCATATTCTTCCGACAATGGATGACGGCAAACACGCCGGCATTATTTCTGTTGGCGGTCTCTTGCTTGCCAAGATTCCCAAGGAAACCATCGAAGAGCGCAATGCGTATTTCCGCCGTAAGGCCCAGGAACAGTTGCTGGCAGTGGACAACGAGATGATGCGTGAGAACGCTCACTCTACAATGAGAATCCAATCTCCGGAGCGGAGTTCTCGCACAACTTTCCGCCAGCCGACTTAAAAAGGACGCTGGTACATCCCACACTTAGCAGGAGCTAACAAATGGCAAACGTCAACAAGCCTTTTGGTCTGCGTCCTTCTGGTAACCTGTCTGCTACTGGCGCTCAGAAGCAGTACGGCTATCAGATTCAGGACAATCAGGCCGGGGCGATTTACCAAGGCGATCTGGTCGTCGTATACGACGGCTACATCATCAAGTACGACGCATCCACCCACACTGCCCCCACGGGCGTGTTCAACGGTGTTCAGTACGATGACCCCACCCGTGCTAACAAGCCCACCTGGAAAAACTACTACCCCGGTAGCATCAACATTACTCAAGGCATCATCGCCTGCGAGGTGTTGGACGATCCGAGCCAGTTGTTCCTGGTCCAAGCTGATGGCGCTGTGGCCCAGGCAAATATCGGCAAGAACGCTGATCCGACCGCCTCCACCACTGGCAGCACCACTTCTGGTGTTTCCAACGGCTCGCTGTCATCGGCTTCCATCGCTAAGACCCAAGGCCTGACCTTCAAAATCGTGGGTCTGTATGAGTCTCCCGACAATGAGCTGGGTGACTATGCAGTCCTGGTCGTCAAACTCAATCAACACCAGTACGGTAGCGTCGGTGTTGCTGCTGATGGAGCTTAATCATGGCTATTACCCGTTCACAACTCGTAAAAGAGCTTGAGCCCGGCCTGAACGCTCTGTTCGGCATCGAGTACAAGCGATACGAAAACGAGCACGAAGAGATTTTCTCAATTGAGACCTCTGACCGTGCATTTGAAGAAGAGGTCATGCTGACCGGCTTTGGCTCCGCTCCGGTGAAAACCGAGGGTGCTGGCGTGGCATACGATACCGCTCTGGAATCGTTCACTGCTCGCTACACCCATGAGACCATTGCCATGGCGTTTGCGCTGACCGAAGAGGCCGTTGAGGACAACCTCTACGACCGCCTGTCGGCTCGCTACACCAAGGCTCTGGCTCGTTCGATGGCCAACACCAAGCAGGTCAAGGGCGCTTCGGTGCTGAACAACGCTTTCACTGGCGGCGCTTATGCCGGCGGCGACGGTGTTGCTCTGTGCTCCACCGCTCACCCGACCGCTTTGGGCCCTGACTTTTCCAACCGCCCGACTGTTGCTGCTGACCTGAACGAGACCTCTCTCGAGCAGGGCATCATCGACATCGCAGCGTTCACGGACGAGCGTGGCCTGAAGGTCGCTTTGACCGCCCGCAAGATGATTGTTCCGAAGGAACTGCAGTTCACCGCCGAGCGCCTGATGAAGTCGACTCTGCGTACTGCAACCGCCGATAACGACATCAACGCGATCAAGTCCATGGGCCTGATCCCCGAGGGCTACGCTGTCAACCACTTCCTGACCGACACCAACGCATGGTTCCTGATTACCGATGCGCCCAACGGTCTGAAGATGTTCCAGCGTTCGCCTATCCGCACCGCTTTCGAAGGCGACTTCGACACCGGCAACGTGCGGTACAAGGCTCGCGAGCGTTACAGCTTCGGTTGGTCCGACCCGCGTGGTATCTACGGCTCTCCTGGGGCCTAAGAAACCGAGAAAAGGGAGCCTTGTGCTCCCTTTTCTTTTGGTGTATATTGGTTTCATTCCGGGGTCCCCGGCGTTTCTGACAGTCCCGGCTGACGACATGCAGACAGAGCGCCGCCAACATACTCGCATGTGAGGAACAAATGGCAAGCACCACTTTCACTGGCCCGGTTCGTTCGCAGAACGGCTTTCAATCCATCACCAAAAGCGCCACGACTGGCGCAGTCACTGTAAATGCCACTTTTGGGGCTACTACCAGTGTCACGGATTTGACCACCACAAATCTGGTTTTTACTGACCAGAACCACCCCACCACTTCTGCAGTCAATGCTACCGCCACCGCTAGTGCAGCGGCAGTTGCCACGGGGTACATTACTTCTACTTCGGCTGCCTCGACCACGATTACTTTGCCAACTGGCACGGCCTTGGGCACGCAAATTGGCGCAACCCGTGGTACTGTCCTTGAGCTGTACATTGACAACACTGCTGGCGCAAGCACCGTTACCATCGCTGCCAATACCAATGCAGTTTTATCTAGTGCAGGGGTGGACACCGCAGCTTCGTTTGGCGACCTGACTGTTGCTTCTGGTGCAACTGGCCTTGCCCGCTTCACCATCATGTTCTCCAGCGCCACCGCATACGTGTTCACGCGCACTGCCTAATTGATCTCGGGGGCTTCGGCCCCTGCTTCAAAGGAGATTGATTATGTTTCAATTTGACGTAAAAGCCAAAACGATGACCCTTACGGGGGCCACCGGCATTGGGCTTCCTCGCGCACGTATCAAATCCATTTATTACGTGGCAGGCACAGCGGGTTCCATCTCTTTTAAGGACGGTAGTGCGAGCGGCACGGAAAGAATTTTGTTGGCTACGCCTGCCAGCACGGCTGGAAACGGGTCTACCTATGTCCTGATTCCTGGGGATGGGGTGGTCTTTAACGCGGACCCGTATCTCACAATCACAGGCCCTACTTCGGTGACATTCTTCTACGGTTAAGGAGTCCATCATGGGACGAGCAGCAAAAATGGCGATTGATCAGTACCAGGGCGAAGTGCAACCTGGGGCTCAAAAACAGGACATGTCTAAGGGTGGTCCTGAGCAAACCCCTCGCAAGAACTACCAAAAGCCCTTTTCTTCTGTAGCGCCGCGTGGTGTGGGCGTGGCCCGCAACAAGCAGTGCAAGATGTACTGACATGGCTAAAACCCCGGCTTGGCAGCGCAAAGAAGGGAAAAATCCCAAAGGCGGCTTGAACGCCAAAGGGAGGGCGTCCTACAATCGCGCCAATCCGGGCAAACCGGGCCTGAAGCCGCCCCAGCCTGAAGGGGGCTCTCGCAAAGATTCTTTTTGTGCCCGTATGGAAGGCATGAAGAAGAAGCTGACCAGTGAGAAAACGGCCAAAGACCCCAATAGTCGCATTAACAAGAGCCTTCGAGCGTGGAAGTGTTGAAATGGATGTAACGCTGTGGAACGCTGCGCTTTCCTTCGTCTCCGCCCTGATTCTGTTCTGGGTCAAGGTGTCGACGGACGAGGTCAAGCGGATTCAAATTTTGTTGAATCGCACTCGGGAAGAGATTGCGAAAGAGTATGTCACCAAAGCGGAGGTGCATACCGACATCAATCGCGTCTTGGACCGGCTTGACCGGCTTGAGAAGAAGATTGACGACTTCATGAAGGAGCATCGCAGTGCAGGCAGCTAAAAAAGTCAAGACAGTGATGCACGAATTTAAGGCCGGGAAGCTTAAGTCTTCATCTGGTCAAAAGGTCACTAACCCCAAGCAAGCTATCGCAATCGGCCTGAGCGAAGCTGGCATGTCCAAACCGGCCAAAAAGAAAGGCGGCAAGAAATGAAAAAAGGATGCGGAACCAAGGGCTACGCAAAAGGCGGCCTTGCTATGCGTGGCGAAGGCATTGCTAAGAAGGGTTTTGCTAAGGGCGGCGCAATCTACGCCAGCGGCCCTGACACTGCCGGTCCTCAAGGCAAGACCATGAGTCAGCCCGTGAAGAAGTCGATCTCTGGCGACAACGTCAAGGTCCGGGGCGTGGGCGCGGCCCGTGCTCGTACTGCCACGATCTACTAAGCCATGGCCACTTCGGGCACAGCTACTTTCACCTTAGACTTCGACGATATCATCGTTGAGGCCTACGAACGCTGCGGCCTTGAGGTCAGGGATGGCTACGACATGAAGACGGCTTTGCGGTCCATTAATCTGATGTTTTCAGAGTGGGCCAACAGAGGGCTGAATTTGTGGACGATTGAGCAGCGGCAAGTTGTTCTGTTGACTGGTCAATACGAATACACGCTGCCGGATGACACTGTAGACGCTCTGTCGGCGGTTATCCGCACCAACACCGGGCTTCCGACGCAACAGGACATCACGATTGACCGGATTGGATATGCAGAGTACTTGCACATCCCCAACAAATCCACCCAGTCGCGGCCGGCCCAGTACTTTGTGCAGCGTACTGCTCCTGCCAAGCTGTTTTTGTACCCGGCACCGGATGCAACGCAGTCCTACATCTTTCGGTATTACGCCATTCGGCGAATTCAGGATGCAGGAGCGTTCACAAACACCGCTGATGTTTCGTTCCGATTCTTGCCCTGCTTGGTAGCGGGGGTGGCGTACTATCTGTCCGTCAAAAAGGCTCCGGATCGCATTCAGTTGCTCAAAGCCATGTACGATGAGGAGTTTTCCCGCGCTGCAGCCGAAGATCGCGAGCGATCTGGTTATTTTGCCGTGCCGATGTATCAGGATAGGTAAAAATGCCCGCTGGATACGTCTCTGGCAAATTTGCGATAGCCCTCTGTGACCAGTGCGGCCAGCGGTTCAAGCTGAACGCCCTGATCAAGGACTGGAAAGGTTTTAAGGTCTGCCGCGAGTGCTATGAGCCCAAGCACCCGCAATTGGAGCCCAAGCGAACGATCAACGAGCCGATTGCTTTGTATCAGCCCAGGCCAGAGGCCAGAATGGCAGTCACCGTTTACGTTGGATTGACGGTAGACACCACAATTGCTAGTATTGGGATGCAGCCCATGCAGGCTGCAAAACAACTTTTTGCGGGCGGAATTTTATCTCCTGTGACAGTGGAGATCACATGAACTACACAGAGCTTAAAGACGCCATCGGAAGCTACACCGAAAATACGTTTACGACCACGGAATTGGATACTTTTATCCAACAGGCCGAGCAGCGTATTTATAACACGGTGCAGCTTTCAAATTTGAGAAAAAACGTCACGGGCAGCTTGAGCGCAAACAACAAATACTTGTCTGCCCCAGACGACTACCTGTCCACTTATTCGTTGGCAGTCATTGACAACAGCGGAAACTATTCCTTTCTTAAAAACGTAGATGTCAACTACATTCGGCAGGTTTATCCTTCACCAACGGCCACTGGCTTGCCTAAATATTACGCAATATTTGGCCCAACTGTAGTCGGTCCCAGCATCACCGATGAATTGTCTTTTATTTTGGGGCCAACTCCCGACGCGGGGTATGGCGTGGAACTGCATTATTACTACTACCCGGAGTCCATAGTATATGCCTCTGACGGGCGCACATGGCTAGGGGATAATTTTGATTCCGTCCTGCTGTATGGTTCTCTTGTGGAGGCATACACTTTCATGAAGGGCGAAACGGACATGATGGCTTTGTACGATACAAAGTACAAGGAGGCTTTGATGTTGCTGAAGAACCTGGGCGATGGCAAGCAGCGTGGTGATGCCTACGTAGACGGCCAAGTCAAACTGAAGGTGCAGTAATGATTACAGCAGGGCTGGTTACCAGCTTCAAAGGTGAGTTGTTGGAGGGCATTCATGATCTGTTGACCGACACGATCAAGATTGCCTTGTACAACTCATCTGCAAATCTTGGCCCCAGCACTCTGATCTATACCGCCTCAAACGAGGTCACCAGTAGTGGGTATGTGGCTGGAGGTCAAACGCTTCTCAATCCACTTGTGGCGTCAGCAGATGGCGCGGGCTATGCCAGTTTTGATGACCCAATCTGGTATGCCACCACGTTTTCGGTAAGAGGGGCGCTGATTTACAACGCCACAAAAGCCAACCGCGCTATCGGGGTCTTGAACTTTGGTCTTGATCAAGTCACACTTACGCAAGATTTTAAAATTCAATTTCCCGCTTTCCACCCTGAAACCGCTTTAATCCGCATCAACTAAGGAGTCATCATGCAGAAAGAACTTTCCAACTTCGGTGACCACGCTGAAGTGACCATGCAGTCCCATGTGGCTGGCGCGGAGTCTGTTGGCATTGAGGGCTACTACCATGTAGAGTGCCGGGATGCCGATGGCAACATCAAATGGGCGGAAGAGTTCCCCAATCTGGTCAACGCTGTTGGCAAAGAGTTGATGCTGGACACTTTGCTGTCTGGTTCTTCCTACACCACGGTTGGCCCGTACCTTGGTCTGATTTCTGGCGCAAGCCCGACCTTTGCCGCATCTGACACTATGGCGTCTCACGGCGGTTGGACTGAGTTTACCAACTACACCGTCGGTGGCTCTGCTGTACGGGGCACGGCATCGTTTAGCGCGGCTACTTCAACGGGCACCACGCCAACCAACGTGACGACCAAGACCGCGTCGGCTATTACCTACACCATCACCGGTGCGGGCGGTACGGTTGGTGGCTGCTTCTTGGTAACCGGCTCTGGCGCGTCTTCGACTCAAGGCAACACCTCTGGCACGTTGTACAGCGCAGGGGCATTTGCAACAGCTAAAGTCACGACAGCAGGCGATACTGTAAGCGTAACGTACAGCACGACTGCAACTTCTTGATAAGGAGTCTTAAATGGCTCTGGTCCTTGCAAACCGTGTCCAAGAATCGGCCACGGCGAATACCACTGTAAGCTTCACGCTCACGGGGGCGATTGCTGGCTTTCAGTCGTTCGCTGTAATCGGTGATACCAACACCACCTTCTATTCAGCC